CCTCGAAGGCTCCAGCATGGATAAGATCGCCGACGGGCTTATGGCTGACGGTATCCTCACCGGCGCTGGCAAGACAAAGTGGCACACCAGCACCATCAACAAGATTCTCCGCAACGAGAAATACATGGGTGACGCACTCCTGCAAAAGACCTACACCACAGACTTCCTGACAAAGAAGCGCATCAAGAACAACGGCACCGTCCCTCAATACTACGTTGAAGGCGACCACGAAGCGATCATTCCAAAAGACCTCTTCATGCAGGTGCAGGCGGAGCTTGTGCGTCGCCGGGTAGTCCATGTCAGCCCGACAGGCAAGAAACGCAGCTTCTCCTGCAATCACTGCTTTGCACAGATGGTTTTCTGCGGAGACTGCGGCGAGCTTTACCGGCGCGTTCACTGGAATAACCACGGCTGCAAGTCCATCGTCTGGCGCTGCATCAGCCGATTGGAGCCGGGCTCCGCAGACACAAACTGCACCAACCGGACGATTAACGAGCTCCTGCTGCAGGAAGTCACGGTCACAGCCATCAATCAGATTCTGACAGAGCGCGGCACCTTCCTAAAACAGTTGCAGACCAATATCGCCAAGGCCGTAGTCAGCGCCGATACCCTATCGCCGGATGGCATTCAAGCTCGGCTGGAAGAACTGCAAAAAGAGCTCATCAAGAAGGCAAACAACAAGCAAGACTATGACGCCATCGCCGATGAAATTTTCCGGCTCCGCGACCAGAAGGAACAATCAGAACTCGACAGCCACCACCGGGAAGAACTCATGAAACGGATCAGGGAGCTGCAAGACTTCATCGCCGGGCAGGAAACCGACATCACAGAGTTTGATGAGGCTCTGGTCAAAAAGCTCATCGAGAAGATCATCGTCTTTGCCGACCACTTCACGGTGGAATTTAAGTCCGGGCTCACAATCAACATCGAAGCATAAAAAAGGCTCCCTTACTACCGATGATGGCAGTTTGGGAGCCTTGTGGCAAGTTCCTATACCTTTTTCTCAATCATCTCTTTACAAATAACGTGATTTCCTGCTCCAAGAGCCTAAATACATTTGCCACCAGATAACCATCAGCAATCGCATGATTTAGACGGACAGTCACAGGCATCACAAGTCTGCCGTTTTCCTCCCTGTATTTTCCCCAGTTGATGACAGGCGCAAAAAACATATGAACATCGGGCAGTTCAAGATGCATGGCATCATAAGACAGCCACGGTATACATGACGCATCAAACCAGTTGGGATGATTCATAATATCAAAACCATATTCTCTGGTCTTTTTTGCCTCTTCAGCATCACGCAGAGCTTCTGCGTAGAATTTCTCATAATCTTCATCGTATTCTGTATAGACAAGCGTGAAGGTTTCTGTATCATCATGAAAGATATACTGTATGGGATTGATCACATCATAACAGATCAGTTCGTCCGTTTCCCTAAGATACCCCATCCTGTAATCCTCGCGGGAATTCAGAACCTTTGACAGGATAAAAAGAAAGTTGATGTAAAACTTTGTCCCGATCTCTTTGGAATGAT